GGACCTTGGAGTTCGGGTTCAAATCCTGGAGACAGTACCAATAAATAGATTGACTTCGGTCGATAAATAGAGTAATATAAGAATATGGGTGGGCTGCAGAGACGGTGGTTCTGCGACGGACTGTAAATCCGTTCCTTAATGGTAACACTGGGGGTTCGAATCCCTCCCCACCTACCATTTTCTTAACCTTGGAGATAAACAATGAAGTTTGAATTCACTATTGAAGAAATTAATACAATTCTTGCGGCGCTTGGGCGTTTGCCGTACGAGCAGGTTTTTCAGCTTGTCGAAACAATCCGTCAGCAAGCAGCTCCTCAGGTAATGGCTGCTCAGGCAGCAAAAGCTGAAGAAGTAACAGAATAATTGCCGATGTAGCTCAGTGGTAGAGCAATCGCTTCATACGCGACAGGTCGTAGGTTCAAGTCCTACTTTCGGCACCAATATAGTTCGCAGCGTAGCGATACAGTGGTCGAGACTGTACTGGTAGGGTTCGCTCCTACCAGCTATTTGCTCCTCTGGTATAGCTGGTGCGTACGCCTGTCTGAAGAACAGGAAGATGCGGTTCAATTCCAGCTCGAAGCACCACTAAATATCTCTATTAACATGGAGGTATATCATGCCAAGAGGCGTTTATCCGAGAAAGAAAAAAGAACTGCATCTAGAACACGTTCGTGATGCTCATGTTGGTCATGGTATGGAGCGCTCTCCTCATTGGCCAACTGTTCAACACAATCATCTAAAGAAATTTCCAACATGTGCAGCTTGTGGTGGAGAAACGAATCTCAATGTTCACCATAAGCAACCATTTCATTTATACCCAGAGCTAGAGTTGGAACCTACCAACCTTATTACTCTTTGTATGGATGGCGACAAAGATTGTCATATTAAGCTTGGACATGGAAGCAATTTCAAAGCTTACAATCCTCATGTGGAGGCGCATGTTGAAATCGTTAGAGCAAGTTTCACCATGGAACTGCTAAATGAAACAGCTGTTATTGCTAAGAAATCAAGATTATTAACTTGACATTGTATCAAAAATATAGTATTATTATTGATAACGTTATCAAGCTCGTTTGGTTGGCACTTATGATGCATTGGTTATCAGAAGGAACCAAGATAACGGATATCTTTAAATGAAGATAGCTCTTTTTCAACACCATCCAGAATGTTCAAGACAATGTTGTGATGGTGTGATAAGAGCTTTATCTCCAAAATATGAAATCAAATTATTCACTGTTGATAATGACATTAATGAGGTACTAGGTGATGTTGATGCAGTTTTCTTCCCTGGTGGGATTGGTGATAGCGATACCTATTTCAATTTTTATACACGGAAAAGAGCCAATGCCATCGCTAATTTCGTTCTTCGAGGCGGTAGGTATATTGGCGTGTGTATGGGGGCTTACTGGGCTGGCCCTCGATATTTTGATTTACTTAATGAAGTAGATTGTGTACAATATATCAAGCGTCCAACAGCTGACATAAAACGTAGCTATGGAACTGTTGCTGATATTGAGTGGCTTGGCAAGAAAGAAAAAATGTTCTTTTATGATGGATGCACGTTTACTGGCCAAGGCAGATATGATATAATTGCAAAGTATGGTAATGATGAACCAATGGCTATTATCCAAGGCAATATTGGTATCATTGGTTGTCATCCCGAAAGTGAAGAGTTCTGGTACGATATGTACCCTTACATCAAGAACAACTGGCATGATGGTAAGCATCACGAGTTGCTGTTAGAGTTTGTCGATAGATTATGGAGGGTTGGCTGAGTGGTCGAAAGCAGCTCATTGCTAACGAGTCGTACCCAAAAGGTACCATAGGTTCGAATCCTATACCCTCCGCCATTATAGAGGTGAGATATGAAGAAGATAGCATTAGCATTACTTGGATTTCTAACGATCAATACAACACAAGCCGCTGAACTTTCTTTGATTGGTCATGGCTTTTCTAAGCATCTAGACAACCACAACTTTAATGAACGAGACTATGGCGCTGCTTTAAGATATGAGAGCGGCGAATATGCTTTGCAGGCTGGTGGCTATCATAACAGCATTCGTAATAACACTGCATATGCTGGGTTTGATTGGAGCCCTATTCATTTTAATGTTGCTGAATGTTTAAATGTTAGCGCAGGTTTGTATGTTGGAGGCGCAACAGGATATAAATACACTGTAACTCCAATGGCTGGCGTTCAAGCAGCTGCTCGATGTAAGAATGTTTTTGTTAGAGCTCGAGCAATGCCTGATGTGTTTTATAATTCTAAGGCTGTCGGCGCTATCGAAATAGGATTTGTTTTAAAAACGTTTTAATATCAGTGAAGTGTTACGGTAGCACATCGGTCTCCAAAACCGAGGGCGTGGGTTCGACTCCTACCACTGGTGCCATTATCCTCTGAATATTTCTAACACTCTATCTACATACTTAGAACGCTCCATGACGAAAGTCTGGGGCGTTTTTTCGTTATCAACAGCGATAATTATGACGATCTGAGGTACGGATATCTTATAGATCCATTCGAACATCATTGAGTAAACGGTTGACTGCAGAAAGTAGCTCTCAATCCACTCCGGGCGCTTTAATTTACGACTTGTTTTAAAATCAATAATAGATGTCTTACCATCGTATTCTGCAACAAGATCTGTTCTTCCTGCGCAGCCTAAAGCTTTAGAGTAAAGAGCAAGTTCGACGCCAAGGATATTATCAACCTTTTCATCTAGAACCTCAGAAATCCCTTTAAAGGTTTCGATATTGTTTGGCATAGCCTTTTTAAATACAGGTTCCATATCTTCGTTCATAACATAGCTTTCAGCAATGGAATGAATGGCTGTTCCTCTTCGAGCAGCTTGAGTTGAGATTTTGTTAGCTTCAGCTTCGCCTACTCGAGCTCTCCACTCGAGTAGGGCTGTTTTGTCCATTTTTTCACCAAGGATTGTAGTTACGGACTTTAGCTTTGTAATACCATCGGGCAACACATAATGCCTGGAACCATTAATGTTTTCTGTTTTTAAATCAATTGATGGCACCAGGCAATGTTTGAATAATTTACGCTGCAATTTTCAACCTATCTTTCTGAATAATATAATCTTTAACAAGAGCGCTTCTCACAATATCTTGTTCGTTGAAATCAATAAAAACGAAAGACTTCATACGCTTTATAATACTCATAAAGTCCATAAGCCCGTTCTTTTCCTGTTCTTTGGTAAAATCTGACTGACGGAAATCACCACAGAAGACAATCTTACAATTTTTACCAACACGAGTGATAACAGAATCTAACTCATGAAGAGTCATATTAGCTATCTCGTCAACGACAATAATACAATCATTGAGAGTAATGCCACGTATGAAAGAAGTACTGACGAAATCGATAAGATTTTTCTGTTTAAGATATTCATAAGCATCTCCTCTACCGAACAATTCTGTGCATATGGCGTAATATGGAGCTTCATATACCTTTGCCTTTTCTTTAGAATTACCTGGGAGGAAGCCCATATCTCTTGTTGGAACCACAGACCTAACGATGATAACCTTCTTATATTGGCTATTTTCAGAAAGTATTTGCTTCAAACCAAGATACAATGAAATGAAACTCTTACCAGTCCCAGCGATTCCATGAAGCATAAGGTTTTTGCCTTGATTATATGCATCAAAAGATATCTTTTGGTTTTGAGTAAGAGGTTCAAAATTCTTTAATGTGAAGTTTATTTTTTCTTGATTATTAGAACGAGCTCCGTTTTGTCTGAGAATTCTCTTTTGTTTTCTTGTTAATCTTGCAGTATTCTCTTCCATCAATTATCCTTTAATATGTATTGATAGTACTCCTAGTCAACCCTTGCGAGTGTTTCTTCTTCATATCTTTAAGAAGATCGCGGAAACCATTATCTGGTTTTCCCATACCGCGACCAGAAGAAATCATAGGCGCACCATTTACTAATTGCGTTATGTTTGGGTTATTCTTCAAATACTCATCTAGAGCTGAGATACTCATAAAGTCCTCATGCTCTTCGCCAGTGTCATTATTAATAAATCTATATGTTGGCATTAGCGACGATCGTCCTCTTCTGGCCATTCTTCATAGTCGTCGATATAATCTTCTTCTTCAGTCAGAGCAGATATATCTTTAGTTTTAAGAGCTCGGTCGACTCTCTTTTCATTACGTCGTTCGATGTAATTAGACCTAACAACGTAATTTTCATTTTCGTCGTCATAGTAATCGTTTTTACGGAATCTTTTAAACTGCTTGCTCATTGATTAGTCCTGGAAGTCCTTCTGTTACGTGCTGGAGAGTGATACCCTTGAAAGGCAACTTCTTGTCTTTAATCGCACAAAGAAGCTTTGCATCTTTTGGGTCTACGTTTTCGAGCAAACTAATAAACATCTGCTCTCTTTTGTTCTGAGGGAGATCGTCATGAAACCCTTTTACAAAATACTGAATCATTCTTGCTTCTCTAACAAGAACATGCTCGAGATCGACAAGATCATTAGGCTTATAAGGCGGTTCGCCTTCAGGAAGTAGAAACTCTACCTTTGGGTCGAAGGCGGCTTGCAAAACTGCACGAAGCACAAAACTGTCATTCGCTTTAAGAGCGTCAATCTTTTCCTGTGTTCTCTTCAGTTTACCTACTTTTTCTAAAAATTCTGCAACACTAACTTGCATCAAAATTCTCCAATAGATTCCATTAAATTTTTAAGTTTGTTTGCAATGAAATAATTCATTAGCTTTTCTCTACCCTTGCCAGCCTGAATTCCATATGAATCAAGTACCTTTTCTTCGATTTCTTTAGGAACCATCTTCAAATCGATAAGCTGTTTGTTACGCATAAAATTACGAGCAAGAGGATGATCGAATTTACCCTCAAGACCAATTTCTAGAAGAGCATCGATCTTCTTCTGAGTTAGTGGCTTCTGGCGCTCCCCAACAACAAAGCAATTATCAGGAGAGAGTACGTTAGGTATTCCATCTCCGCTATCTCCTTTCAGGATGTGCTCTGCCAAATAACGTTCTGGCTTTTCATGAGAAATCCATTTCTTGCGAACAGGATCATACTGCTTTACCTCATCATATATATGCAACTGAATGAAGTCCTTATCCCCAGAAAGGATAAGAACCTTTTCCTCATCAAGAGCATTTTTTACAAGGCTTGCAATGATGTCGTCCGCCTCAGCGGATTCAATATCAATAACACGGTATGGGAAATATTCCTTGAGCTCTGCACGAATCTTGTTCATGCATTCGAAGATAGCCTTCCAATCCATTTCGGACTTCTCTTGAGACTTCTTACGGTTTGCCTTATAATAAGGAAAAAATTGCTTGCGCCAGTAGTTGGTGTTATCACAAGCGATAACCATTTCACCATATTCAGCGCCAAACTTTACCTTATATGAACGGAGAGAATTAAGCACCATATGGCGAACCATATTTTCTTCCAACTGAGCGTTGGTATGGTTTCCAAGTTGCATCATAAGGTTAGACAACATCACTTGACTAAAGTCAACAATAATCACATTTCACCTTTATTTTTTGTCATTCTTTAGAGATATATTTATCGAATCAACGATTCGCAGAGTATCCTCTTCTTCGTCGTCTGGAATAAACACGCTTTTCGTAATTTTTTGAAAAGGATGATAGATTCCGTAGTATCGACAAAGCATGGACCTCAAAGATTCAACCAAAAAAGCCCCCTCTCTTATATCATCATCGTCAGTTTCTTCTGGAAAATTGAATCCTGAAACTTCAAGTTGATTGAAAATCAAGGGGGCTATATTGGCTATGGTTTCTTGAATATGATAATGTCTTGCCATATTGATATTGTTTTGGACTTCTTCAATAGACTTCAACATCGATCCAGTTACATTAGGATTGTGCTTAGGAAACACAATCACATTGTTAGATGAGGCAACGACAGTATCTTTTTTCATTAAAATTATTATACCTTAAAATAGATATTTTGTCAATCTTTATTATTTAGGTCAAGAAGTCCTGTATGTAAACATTTCCTTTGGTTTACCACGAGATTCAATAGTTGGATACTGTTCCAAAAGCTCGTTCAAAAGGTTGTTCCAACCAGTCTTGATTCTATTAATATTGAATCGACTATCTGCGAATATCTTATTAAATTGCACGATATTGGTATGGTTATCGTCGCGCACCATATTGATAGCAGAGTTCAAATAACCAGCAAATATAGAAGCATGATTATTTTTATTTTCAAAATCTCCCTGATACATGATGTTTAACCCAGCAGATGTATCTGGCAAAGCTCCGTAGTTTGGATGTATGCACAACAATCCAGCGCTCATAGCTTCAATCAATGCACGACAAGCAGTTTCCATCCAAATAGACGGATATGCATGAATATGACACTTGTTCAGATATTCGCGCAAATCGTCATGCGGAACAAATCCATGATATGTCATCTGAGGATGATTGTGGATCCTATCATAAAGAGGTTCATAGCTCTTATCTGCTTCATCCCATCCATAAATCTTGAAGCTTGAGAATACTTCTAGATGGATATCAGGATGTTCCTCTGCAAGCCTTTCGAACACTGGAACAAGAATCTCAAGACCACGCTGCGGCGTAGAGGTATACGCGATACGGATCTTTTCCTTGTTTTTCATTTCCAAAACATTAGGAGGCGCTGGATCGAAACCATGCTCCAATACAAGAGACTTACTGTCATATGGAAATCCATGCACTAGCTGCGCACGGCTATACTGCCAATTGCTGACAAAAACAAACTTATGGAAGTTGTTACGGAAGCTCTTATCCTTGAACTTAGCAGACTCTGGATCTTCTGGAAGATCATGACTCCAGAAGATCCTAATCTTATCCATTTCAAGTTCGCGAGGTCGTGAACAGATAATTTGAAAATTATCAAGTAGTTCCTTATCAATCAACCCTGCAAGCTTACGTTTAGCAAGTTCAGTACCACCAAAAGAATTGATGGAAATTTCATTCTCTTCAAAACCACTCACTGTCCACGCTCCTGTTCGGTAGCCTTAGCATTAAGATACAACATTACATTTTCTGGACTTGAAGCGCCGTATGGATCATCATTAGCTTCGTCGCGATAACCAGGCTCTTCGAACCAAGCCTCGATCAAACCATCATCGATGATGGCAGCATAGCGCCATGAACGCTTACCAAAGCCAAGGTTACGCTTGTTGACAAGCATTCCAAGACCCTGAGTAAACGATCCATTACCATCAGGAATAACCTTGACGTTCTTGATGTCCTGATCTCTAGCCCATGCATTCATAACAAACGAATCATTTACTGACATGCAGTAAATCTCGTCGATGCCATGAACTTCCTGAAACTCATTATACATCTGTTCAAATCCAGGAAGCTGGAAAGTAGAACATGTAGGAGTAAAGGCTCCTGGAAGGGAGAAAAGGATTACTCGCTTGCCAGCAAAGTAATCGGCGGTAGACATATCCTGCCAACGGAAAGGATTAGGACCACCAATAGATTCATCACGAACACGTGTTCTGAAAGTTACATTCGGAACACGACGACCAACATAACTAGCCATACCGACGTAATTAACCATGATTAAGCCTGTCGAGTCAGATAGTTGGGGCGAACGTACTTAGCACCAAAGTATTCTTTGACGAGAGCGATAACAACCTGATCGTCATATTCCTTGCAAGAGAATACATCAAGGTACATTGCGTTACCACCCATCCCATCATCAGGAACAAAGTGAGCGCAGATGTTAGAAGTTTCGATAAGCTGGACAAGTGTATAGCCAGCCTTGTTACCAGAACCAAAGTTTACGATCTGCGGTTCACCATAAGCAACCATGTCAATGTCCTTGACAAGACGCTTTGTAAAGTTGTAAATATTTTCGTAGCTAGTGATTGCTTGATGATCAAGTTCTGCACAATCAAGAACGAGATGATAACCCCAGTATGCCATTATGTATTCTCCTCATAGTCAATTTTGTTGATGAATTCGAGCTTCTTTTCTTCAGACCAGCTCTTAAGATAATCATTATCTTCGTCAAACATTCGAAGATATTCTTCTTTATTTATTTCCCTGTGAGAAATAAAAACTGTCGGTTCAAGATGTTCCTGAGAAAACTCTTGAAAATCACTATCGCCTTCGCGCATGATAACTTCATCAAGAGCATGATCAATATCATTTTCAACTTCAACACAGTAACGAATACGAAACTGCGAGAGCACGTCGACCATAACAAGCTTTTTCATCAGTAGTTTCCATTTACATCTTCAACATAAAGGACAGAGTCAATTCGGAAAGAACGCCATCCACCCTTTTCCATATCCCAGGCAGAAATAACATCCTTATTTTCTTGATGAAAAGCTCGTTCCTTTGTTTCCTCAGTGACATAATCAGGAGGAAGCAAATCCCGACGAAGAGTGCAACGCATAACACGATGCTCACCATTAACCTTAGTAAACGAAACTTGCAATACGTTCTGGCGAAGGTTTTGCAAGATCTCATCACGATTGTACATCATTATATAGTTCCTTCATTTAAGAGTTTTTGAGTGTTCTTAATTTCTTCATTCAGCTGAATGACGAGGTTCTCGTATCCACCGATATAAAACCCATCCACAACAACTACAGGGAATGATCTAGCTTCAGCATATCTTTCGAGCAAGAAATCCCTTGAGAAATCAACGTCAAGCTTATGCTCAACAAATGGAATTTGACGATCCCTTAGTAAGTTTTTTGCCTTATCACAAAAAACACAGTTTTCTTTTGAATAAATTTCAATCATGACAAACGAACCTCCCAATAAGCTTCAATATCGAACCGATCCAACGGATCATATCCATTAAGGATCATATCAGCCATCACCATATCTTCCAAAGAAATACCCATTGCATTCACTCCTTTTTTCAATTATACCATAGTTTCGCAATAATGTCAAGAGCTTTTTAGATATGAAGCTTTGATGGTTTTCTTTTCGAGAATTTCGAAACCGTTTTCCAAAAGAGTCTTTTCAATCTTGTCGTGGTCGTACATCCAAATATCGTCAAAGACGAATACGGAACCAATGTTACAACGGCTGATGAAAAAGTCTACTTCATAGACCATGGCGTCTGTATGATGAGGGCCATCGAAAAATACAAAGGCATACTTGTCTTCGATTTTCTTGTTGTTATCATAAACAGGAACACCATCTCCATATCTGTTGAAGAACTCTGAATCTTCAAGACAGAAGAATGTGAAGTTTAGTCCACGCTGATATGCATAATAATAGAGCGAAGGAATGATTTCATTTCGCATCTTATTAGTGTAGTCGAGCTTGATTGGCTTTGTAATTTCAGTTGATTCAGGGTCGCCCTCAATTTCAACTTCTGGATTGTGAACGCTCAAACTCTTATTAGTTTGCACATAATCAATGTTTCCATATGGATCGATGCAAAACATTGAACGACTTGTATCTTCGTTTGATACTAATGCATCGATGATGATCTTAGCTGAACCACCACGTCTAGTACCAATTTCAACGACTGCGCCTTCAACGCCCTTAACTTTTAGAGTTGCATTGTGCAATATTTCATATTCATGAGAATCTACAGTGAAAATCTCATCATTCAGTCTAATAATACCCATAATATCTCCTTATGCTGCTTTTCTATAACCTATGACACTCGCTGATGGAAAATAACCGATTTGTACAGCTTGATCTGTATTTCCACCAAGAACTTTTACATATTGTACACCACCAAACCACTCATACCCTTGGAAAAAACCAACATGACCTGTAGAACTGTCGCGCCCACGCTTCAATACAACAATATCGCCTTCTTTTGGTTCTTTGGTTTTTAATCCCCAGTGTAGAAAAGATCTAGCCATCAAGCTATTAGTCGTTTCATATCCACTGCGGTTTAAAATTGCGTTAGCAAAAGCTGCGCACCATGGAATACGTAATGGATCGATTGGCATATTATTATCAGCGAAAAGATCTTTTAGTTCTTTACGATCTTTTTTCGCTGTTTTGCCTTCCCATTTCTTTGCTTCCATTACTACAACATTGTTTGAACAATTAACCCAACAATCATTTTCTTTCTTAGCAAGACGAGCAGGTAATTCTAAAGGATTATTTAGAAGTTGCATTAACAGTTTATCTTCTCTGAAGAATTCCGCTGCTGTTTGATCCGTTGTTGATCTTTCGTGAGAGAAAGAATATGTTTTAGGTTGTGTTCCGCAATTAAAACCTTCACAACGTAAGAAAGGATTACGCTTCGCTTCAACTACAGCTGGCTTCTTCTTTTTCTTCTTTTTATTAACTTGTTGTACTTGAACAACTTTTTCTTTATTCGGATTAGCAAATGCTTGCATCGGTGTAAATATACATAATGCTAATACAGAAGCTAAAATTACTTTATACATTTATTTTCTCCTATCAAGAACCTCGATAAGAATTTTAGCGGTGCCACTATGGAAAAATCCTAATGCTTTCGCGGCGTTGCTAGAAACATCTAGTTCTCTGTCTTTAACGAATGGACCTCTATCGTTCACAATAGCTTCAATGCTATTACCATTTTTCACATTCGTTAATTTTAACATCGTACCGAAAGGTAGAGTACGATGCGCTACAGAATATTTATCCGATGCGATCTTTTTCCTAGATGTTTTTAGATTGTCAGTCTTATACCAAGAAGCTGTGCCTTGATAAATTTCTTGAGCGTAAACTAAATTACAACTCATCATTATCAAAACACAGCTTATTAAACGTATCACTTCTTACCAGATTTCTTACCCTTCAAGCGACGAGCCTTCCGCTTTGCTGAACCAACCTTACGTCGACCCTTGCGTGGGCGATTTTTATGAGGATGAGGCATTATCTTTCTCCTATAATAGTTCTCATTAAAAAGTTAGCGTCTTTTTCACCATATTCTTCAATAAAGATTTTTCTGGCGGTCGAAAACATAACAGTAGCAAGAAGCAAAAGATCTTCCTTGTCATCTGTCATGTATATCTGTTGTTCGATTGGACGGAATAAATCATCCATTCTTTGAACATGTTTTTGCATTTTTTCTATATCCATAGGATACTCCATAAATTGGTGCGCGAGGAGGGACTCGAACCCCCAACCAGACCGTTATGAGCGGTCGGCTCTAACCATTGAGCTACTCGCGCTTATTTCCTTATCTTACCCATCGTATATTTAGAAAACCAAAAGCATATTGGGTATGGTAAAATGCTGATGAGTTTCAGATATAACACTGTTGGCCAAGGAAAAGCTATTTCGAATTTATTAGATTTTATACCATTTACTATTTTCTTCGCAGCTTTTTCTGGTGAAACTATAAACGGCATATTGAAAATACGTTTAGACATTAATCCAGTATCGATAAAACTTGGACAAACGATCTGTAGTTTTATGTTTTTCTTCTTTAATTTTTCGTAAAATGTTTCAGCTAACATCAGAATTGCTGACTTTGATATACTATATTCTGGACTAAACATAGGCAATCCAGAATAAGCTGTAACAGAGGACATCAAAATAATATGTCCTTTTTTTCTATTAACCATATGCGGAACTATGGCTTCCAAACAATTAACTGTTCCACCAAAATTCAAATCTATCGTTTCTCTAAAAGCATCTCCGAACCAAGCAGGTTTACCAGAAACAAATCCACCAGCATTAAGAAATGCTATATCTATTGGTCCTTTTAAAACTTCTATTGTATGAATAGTATTGTTTATCTGGTTTCTATCAGTTACATCAGCTACAAAATATGTAATATTTCTATTACTGCTAGCCAATTCTTTTAGCTTTTCTTCAGAGCGCGCAACAGCTACAACTTCATATCCAAGATTAGCCATTTCAATTGCTGTTGCGCGCCCTATTCCTTTACTTGCTCCAGTAATTAGAACAATCATACGTTGAGGATTTCTTTGAGCCTATCAGCTGCATAAGAAGCTGCGAATGCTTCAGGCTTAACCTTTGGAGCAAATCCGCACATACCACGAATATAACCAGTAGCCTGCTGAATGACACATGAAGAGCCATGCATTTCATCAGGGTTGATGTCTAGGTGAACTTCGCAATGACGATCACCAATGTCATCAAGCAAGTCAAGATACATTTGTGATGCGCGATACACTTCGTTCATCAGACGGACTGCTGGACGGTCGTGCCTCTTGTCATAATCGCGCTCAGTAGTGACCTGTCCAAATACCTTACATCCACGTGAGCCATCAAGATGAATAACGACAGCAACTGTATAGTCAGCATACCACTGGTCATCGCGACCACGATACCGCTCAGAATCGGCTCCAATGTAAATATTGGATGCATTTGAAGAGCTACGGATAAATTCTTTAACTTCATCGAGATTAAACTCTCTTGACATATTTCACCTGTTTGTAATTGGTGCCCCCTGTCGGACTCGAACCGACACTGAAGAGATTTTAAGTCTCCTGCCTCTGCCGTTGGGCTAAAGGGGCGTTATCATTAGTATACCCTACTTCTTTAAAGAAGTCAAGTGTTTTTTATGAACTCTGCACATTATCCATGTATTATAATATTCATCGGACTCTAGCACGTTCAAATCGAACTGATATTTAGCTTCGTAATAGCCAAATTCAGCCTTACTTTTACACAATCTCAGTATTTCTCTTTTGAAGTTTTCTTTACCAAGGTTTTTAACGTCTTCTTGGAGTTCTTTGTTAGAACCATAATAGTCTAGCCAATCTGACTCTACTTTAAAACGTTTCTTCTTACCCTTGACTTGCTTTGACTTTGAAAAGTAAAAGTTCTTTTTACCGATATATTTTCGGTTTGAAAGTTGATTCGTTATTATATATACAAATCCAATATATTCGCCTGGATTGTCAATGTATTCACCATTATAAAACCACATGGGGAGTCCTCCTCCCCATATTTATTATGGCTGCCAGTCGTCCTGTTCTTCTTCCTCTTCTTCTTCATCCCAGCCATCTGGCTCAATAGGAATGAATTCGCCACAGAAAGGGCAGTAGTCAGCTCTATCTGAAATATCAGACATTACTTCGTAATTTGCGTCACATTCTTCGCAAGTTATGTCGTACTTATTCATTTTTCAATCCTGTTATTTTTATTGTTGAGATCATTTCTGGTTTCAACGAGCTCATATTATTATCAGATATACTATTTAATGTGCTATTTTTAATAGATGTAGTATCTGCTGAACAAGTAACTGAAAGTTTATTTGGACAGCTGAAATTGCTACAAACATAATTCATAGCATTTTGAAATGGAATGCCGCAAACTATACAACTTTGACCAGCTGCATTCCTATAAGGAAATGGAATTGTTGGTACAACAGTAGTAGGAGGCTTTTGTTTCAAAGCTTCCTGATAGCCATCAAACCATCCACGCTTATATTCGTTTGATTCGTTCATAGTGAAAATCCTTTGAATGTATCAGTTGTTACGTCTTTCTTAACACCACCATTAACATAGCTGGTAATCTCAGTTTCTTGTGGAGCTACCTGAACCTCAGAGCCAGCAATCCACTTTTGAGTCCAAGGTAACGGATTAGATCCACCTTTATACTTAGTTGGTAATCCAACAGCGGTCATTCGCTTGTTAGCGATCCACTCGATGTATTCTGAAAGTAGGGTTTCGTTGAGACCAACCATCGACCCATCTTTGAATAGGTAACGTGCCCACGCTTTCTCTTGCTCAACAGCGCTGACAAATAACCCGACGCATTCATCTTTTGTTTCCTCTGCAATTCTAGCGAAGTCTTCATCCTCTTTCGGTAGCGCCTTGAGTAGCTGTTGTGTTCCAGCAAGGTGCACGTTTTCGTCGCGAGCGATAAACTTAATGATTTTTGCGTTACCTTCCATCCTCTTGACTTCCGCAAATGCCCATGAGCATGCAAAAGATACATAGAATCTAACTCCTTCAAGTACGTTAACAGACATTAGTGCAAGCCAGAGAGCTTTCTTGTGCTCGTAATTATTGTAATAATTATTTGGTGCTGAATTATATGTCATTTGTGTATTATATTCAATCAACTCATCATAATACTTACTGATATCCTTAGCACAATCAACGATCTCAGCAATATCCATTATTTCGTCGAAGACTTTTGAAGGATTTGGATAGATGTTCCGAATGATATGCGTATAACTTCTCGAGTGGATTGTTTCTGAGAATGCCCAGGTGGTGATCCAAGTTTCAAGTTCCGGAAGAGAACATATCGGTCCAAAGGCGATGGTAGGTGCGCGACCTTGTACTGAATCCAAGAGTATTTGTCGTTTGAGGTTGGAAGTAAAGATATGCTGCTCATGAACTGTTAGATCCTTAAAATCTTTCGCATCTTTGTAAATATCAACTTCCTCTGGCCTCCAGAAGAATCCAAGCTGCTTGTCGGTAAGTTTTTCAACCCAAGCATATTTCTGTCTATCATATCTTGCAATAGTAGGAGCATCGTCGAAAAAAGCCTTTACTTGTGTTGCATCTTTTTTATTGTTAGAATCGAATACAGAATAACTCATTTTTCTATCTTACTCATTTTTGTTCTACCTATTGTTTGATTTATTCTTGCTCTTATGTCAGCGTTTTCCCAAGTCCAGCATTCACCAGTATCATCTTGAAAACAAACCCACATAAGATCGTTTTCAATACCATAATCAAGAATAAAATGCGCCATTGCTTTACCCTTTGGTGTCATTAAAGGTATAGGCGGATTTATCT